GGGTACCCGTAGATATTCTTTGAATAAGTTCTACAAATAACCTCTGAACACATCTGATTCCTAATGAGTTTGATCAATCCATTAGAAACCGATATAGTTTTAAAGACATCAGATTTGCTTCCAAATTTTCGGCTTTTGAAAAAACCGATGGTGGAATTAACCAAATCCTCTACATGCGCGGAACAGCGCGACTTCAAGATGAATCATAGTGAAGTTTCTATAGAGGATCGGACACAAGCTCTAGTGTCTGGTTTAGTTCACGTCATTAGTCTTGCAGGTGCTACTCTGCAGATAATTAACCAATTGAGTGAACAGGTAAGGGCCTTTCTTGACGTAGAGGTGAGTGAGTCTATTTGGATGAAACAAGCTAAATATCTCTTGTGTTATCCACTCGCTCTATACCTCTCGAAAGGTTGTGATATTAATACCTTACCTGAGTGCGCAGGGGTTCCGTTTAACCCAAAATCCAATCTTCGGAAGTGGATGAATAAACGGTTGAAAACCTTTTGTCCAGAGAATACATGGCTCTGGTCCAGCTGGTTGCAATGTAAGCGTGCTTGCCTTGTTGTCTCAGACGAGATCGTTGTCGAGACATATGAAAAGCATTTTCTTACACTTACAGATAAGTCTAAGATTAAGAAATCCACTTGTGATCAAGTTATGGCGAACAGATCTTTTATCGCCTTTCTTGAAGATTTTGCCGCCAAAGTTGCGGTAGAGTGGAAGTCTAAATCCAAGAAAATCTTTCCCCCGAGTACCGGGGCTGCATTCGAGAATTCCCGTTCTGAAGGTGGTCAGGCCGACGAGATCTATAAAGATCTCCGCACCACCTTCGCAGAACCAGACTTCGACAATACCATCTCTAGTCCCTTTACTGGGATTTTTGATCATACAAATTTGAGGGTGGTTGATCTACCGCCCTCCGATGATCAATTATTACTAGATGTTCACAAATCCTTTAGGAAAAGAAGGATTGGTCCTCTTGGAAGGATTGGTATAACCAACGATAGTTTTGATGAAGGGCAAAGTGCGCCGACCCTGGATGGTGTCGACCCATGCTCTTTCACCACTATTAAAGTTGATGAGACCGTTCCTCAGGAGAGAATTCCTAGTAATGATGAGATGATTGCCATGGTCTGGTACCCATATAGAAGGGGTATTCGAACTGGAATGCGAGTTAATGTGACTGAGACGTTTTATGGCGAACCCTTTTTTGGGCCAATTCGCAAACTTCTCTCACACGAAAGATTAGGACTTACCGAGATTCAGGAACATAATTTGAAGATGTTCCTTCGAAAGCCAAGAAACAACGCCGACATTGTCGATCGTGTTCTTGGTCCCGGATGGGATAAACCATATGATGCGCGGATACAAGCTGTTCTCGAGCCCCTTAAGGTTCGAGTGATCTCCAAAGGGCCAGCTCAGCCCTATTATCGGATGAAAAGACTTCAAAAGACTCTTCATACCGTATTGAGATCATATCCTTGTTTCCGCCTCACTGGGAAAACCTTCGAAATGGAGGATATCAATGATATCCTGAATCTCTTGCAACCAGGGGACCATTGGTTTTCAATTGACTACAGTTCTGCGACTGACAACTTGGCATATACCTTATCGAGGAGAATCATGAACCTGATTATCGACTCGATGCCTGTTGAGGTCCAAGTTGAAGCACGTAAAGTCCTCGGGCTACACCTCTTATGGTATCCCGGGGAGAAGGTTAGTCGCGGCCAAATGAGAAATGGCCAGTTAATGGGATCTCCTTTGAGTTTTCCCATACTCTGTCTCGCTAACCTAGGACTGTACCTCCATGTAACACAGAATCTTCACCAGAATAGGGGCCTTACTGATAATGAAAGGTTTCTTAGTGTTCTCATTAATGGTGATGATATGGTATACGCTGCTCCAAAGAACCTTTGGGCCAAGCATGTTAGGATAGGAAGTGAGGTTGGTTTAACTATGTCGGTGGGCAAAGCCTATTGTCATAGTGAGTATTTGAACATTAACTCAACCAGCTGTCACTGCCAAATTCCAACGCCTGGTAGCAAGCGTGCCGAGATTCTACAAATTGATCGCGATTATCATCGAAATTTGGCTTCCGGTCTTATGACAAGACCTCCCGTCAGGGATACATGGAAGCCACGGATGATACCTTTTTTTAACTCCGGTCTCTTCATGGGACAGAGGAAAGTTTTAAAAGATGATCGCGAGAATGAGAGTAATCTCGTTAGTACCATAAACGAAATTCTGTGTGGATGTTGGAATGACGAACAGAGGGTTCATGTTCTTAAGGCTCTCATGGTCAAGTACCGTGATGAAATCCTAAATGAATCCCGGATCATCGTCAAAGAGAATGGTATACGGCAAGTTCAAAGCCGGAACCTCTTCTTTCCAACATCCTTGGGAGGCATGGGTGTTAATTGTCCACCCGGCTTCGTCTATAGGGTTACTCAAACCCAAGGCAAAATTGCAAGCATGTTGATCCATATGTCTGAGGTTGTTGGGAATGTTCTTCCCCTTAACACACCAGAATCTCCTTGGATCTATCATAGCAAAGAGAAGCTTCCATGGGATACTAATGGTTCCGATAGTAGGGAAAATCTGATCGAGATTCCGCTTGAGGACCATAAGAAGTATCATAATAAAGCTGTAGCGGCCAAGTACCGACGTATCTTCCGCGCAGATCTTCCACAACTCTTTGAACTAGAGTCCTTGGATAGCTGCGACACCCAAAACTTTGATCAAGTTGGGATTGAAAGAGATTTCATCGGTCTTGGCTCCTATACCTTTCGCTGTGATCACACATGCTTGCAAGACAATGAATGTCCCAAATGTATTGAGCGGATTTCCGCGGGTGTGGTGAGTTGGGATTATGGGGATGATCTTCCCCTCATGTTCCTACTCAGAGATCAAACGATCGTATTTAACCACAACGTTACCAACAATAACATTCAGGACTTCCAAAAGAGCCTTAAGTACACCTCCGCACTTATCCCCGACCAATATTATTCAAAATGGTATCGGGAAGAGCAATGCTTTCCGCAATGCTACGATGTAGGGGATCACCCTATAGAGGGTTTGTTTCGTTTCAAGT